ACCAAGTGTGGACAACGGGCAAGTCGGAACGATGGGTCTGAAGGAAATTATCAACCGTTTGCAGCTTCAGTTAAACGAAATGGCGCTGTTGACCACCACGTCGTACCTGGTGCAATTTATTTTGAACGGTGTAATCAGCGGAACGACTAACTTTAACACCGCTGGATTTCTTTCGCCAACGCAAAACGGCACCACGACGAGTTCTATCTGTCAGGTAGCAACAAACACTTTGGCCACGGCGACTATTTCCGGCGGTGAGTCAATTGCGGCCTTTTTTACCAATATCACTGGCCAAACAACATTAAGTTTGTCCACAGTGTCCCCAGTGGGAAATGCTATTTTAGGCGGCGGCATTAACAACAACGTGCCCACCGGTGGCCAAGCCGGGTTCTTTCCCGACGGCCCGGACATCTTGTATGTTGTGGTAACTCAGGTAGGTTCTACCGCTGGAACTGCGCAAGCACGAATTTCTTGGCAAGAAAGTCAGGCGTAATATGCCCGCCAAATCAAAAGCGCAATTTAAGCTAATGAAAGCGGCGGAGCATAACCCTACCTTTGCCAAAAAGGTAGGGATTTCTCCTGACGTAGCTGCCGAGTACACCGAAAGTAACACCGGCAAAAAAGCATTTAAAAAATTGCCGGTACACAAAAAAGACGGCGGGCCGAGTTTATCCGTTGGCCGGGGTGAAAAACTATCGGAAGATCGGGGCGCGGGGCTTACTAAAAAGGGCCGAGAGAAGTACAATCACGATACCGGGTCACATTTAAAAGCGCCCCAGCCGGAAGGCGGGCATCGTAAAGATTCATTTTGTGCGCGTATGTCCGGCGTAGTAGAACATGCAAAAGGCGATGCCCTACGTGCGAAAGCCTCCTTAAAACGCTGGAAATGTCCTGGGTGGTAAAATATGGCTTATTCCGGAACCGTTGATCAAACGCTAATTACTGTTCAACAATTTATTGATCATGGCGCACGCCGGGCCGGTAAATTGGCTGAAGAACTGTCTGTCGAACAAGTACAATCCGCGCAAGATTCTTTATATTTTTTGCTTAGTAACCTAATTAATCAAGGTGTGCAATACTTCGCCGTGCAAAAAACCGTATTCGGGCTTATAGCTAATCAATATGAGTACGTGCTACCAGCAGGTGCCAACGACGTTTTAAACGCGCTATATCGCACTATGACGCAGCCTAGTGGGTCGTACACCAGTTCCGACGGCGGTAACCCGATCAACGTTTATGACAACACCACAACCACCTATTTTACGCAATCGGTCCCAAACGGGAACATTGAGGTAAATTACGGAGAGACCAACCCGCAGTACATTGGATCAATCGGATTTATGCCGTATGTCGCGGGTTTCGGGTCCCAGGTTTGGAACTACCAATTACAAACATCTTCCGATAACATCAACTGGAATACTCTGTACACCGGGTCAGCGGTTACTGTCACCGACGGGCAGTGGATCTGGCAGGACATTGACCCAGGCGCAAATAACACGTATTACCGCATATTGGCGACTAACGGGACTACCCTATCATTGCGGCAATTGTACTTTGGCACTACATCCACCGAGATCACCATGTCTCGGTTGAACCGGGATGACTACACCAACCTGCCGAACAAGAATTTTACCGCGAATCAACCATTTCAATTTTGGTTCAACCGCACGATACCGAACCCAACAATGGTTTTATGGCCTACGCCTGCCAGTTCTTTTTATCAAATGACTGTATGGTACTCGGCCCAGGTTGAGGACGTGGGTGTAATGACTAACCAGCTTGCGATTCCCCGCCGGTGGTACCTGGCTATAGTATCGATGCTCGCGCATCAGATGTCGCAAGAACTGCCTGGCGTACCACTGGAGAGAATCCAGTACCTAGAAGGACAGGCGGAAAAATACTTTCAGATGGCCGAGCAAGAAGAACGCGATAAGTCGCCGATTTACTTTGCGCCAAATATCTCGGTATATTCTGCATAAAAGGAAAATACTATGCCAAGATTTTTGGACACAATCGGCAATTCAGATATTGCTATTTTTATTTGCGATAGATGCAAGATGAAACGAGCACATTCTACTGCTCGAAATGACCCTAATTTTCCGGGTCTTTTGGTGTGCTCTGAAGGGTGTGCAGATGAAAAAGACCCGTATCGATTAGCTGCACGTCAAACTGAAAAAATTACGATCCGATTTCCACGGCCTGACGTGCATGTAAATCAGGTTTCTAATGCTATCATTACAACAGGGAATAATAATTTTGTGTTATCCCCAGAAAACAATACGCAAATACCGACATTAACGGATAATTTAGATTCGATTAGCATAACACCAGGACAATAATGGCAAATATTACAATTACTGCGCTACCCACCGCGGGAGCAATTACCGGCGCGGAGTTAGTGCCTGTTGTTCAAAATGGTGTAACGGTACAAACGACTGCGGCGGCTATCTCTGCGTCTCCTTCGCAATTTCAACCGTTTTTAACTATCGGTCAACAAACAACACTTCCAAATAGTCGGGCCATTGGCGCCGGTACCGGTTTGTCAATTACCGATGGGGGGCCGCAAAGCGCGCTTACCTTGTCGGTTAATGGCGCGTTACTTTCGTTGGTTAATTCTGGCACCGGTTTGCAAGTGAAGACCGGAAGCACTACCGTGACCAATGTGCAAATTGCCGTCGGCACCGGTTTGACAATTACTAGTCCCGATGGACTATCGGGAAACCCGACTATTGGTCTTGCTCCCGCTTTGCAGAATATCGTTTCTACCGTCGGCACCGGCTTATTAGCGATTAGCGGGTCGGTGATAAGCGCAACAGCCATAACGGGTACTACAAACCAGATCACCGTAACAAACGGCACTACGACCCCCACGATAGGAATTGCGGCTAACCCAGTGCTACCCGGAACTGCCAGTGCGACATTACCCTCCGGGGCCAGCGCATTGCGCCCGGCGGTCGGCGTAGCCGGTATGATCCGGTATAACTTGGATATGCAAGATTTTGAAGGCTATACCAATATTGGGTGGCAGCAATTCGGGGTATCTAACATCGGTGTTACCACATTCAGCGCAGGTACTACGGGGCTAACTCCGAGCGCAATAAGTAACGGTGCAATTACTTTGGGTGGAGTTCTTAACGTTCTAAATGGTGGAACTGGGAATTCTTCGGGTACGGTGATATCCGCTGGAACTGTAACGGCAGCAGCCCAACCAAATATAACTTCTGTTGGAACCTTGACTTCGCTAACGCTGTCAGGTGCATTAACTGGAACATCTATATCAGCTACCACATTTACAGGTGCGCTTTCGGGTAACGCTTCAACGGCAACATCGGCAACGACAGCAACGACAGCAACAAATATAAGCGGAGGATTATCTGGCTCAATTCCGTATCAGTCAGCAGTAAATACAACAGCATTCGTATCGGCTGGAACAAACGGTTATGTTCTTACTTTGGCGGGGGGATTGCCTACTTGGGCAGCTTTTACTAGCGGCGTTTCGTCAATTACAGGCACAGCAAACCAAATTACGGCATCCGCTTCAACTGGTGCAGTCACCTTAAGTTTGCCAGCAACAATTACCGGTTTAACCTCGGTCACATCAACAGGATTTACTGGCACATTAACAGGTCACGCTTCATTAGATTTACCGCTATCCGGCGGTAGTATGACTGGCGGCTTAGGGTTCTTTAGTGTTGTCAGTATCACTGCGGCAGGAACAACTCAAGGAACTGCAACGGCATTGACTGGCGATAACAACATTGTCACGACGGTTGCATCTGGTACTGGCGTAGTTATTCCGGCGGGCACAGTAGGTCGTGAAATTTCTATTGTAAATCGAGGTGCTAATGCCCTACTTGTTTACCCGGCTTCGGGAGCACAAATTGACAGCGCAGGTGCTAACTTGCCGACTTCGGTTCCACCAAACGCTGTACTTGAATTAGAATGCACATCCTCGACGCAGTGGTACGCAATTACCCCCGTTTATGTGGCAGGTGCTGGTATATCTATTACCCAGAGTAATAACGGCACAGTTACTTTTGCAACGTCGGCAATTCCGAACACGTCACTAGCTAATAATTCAGTAACAATTGGGTCAACCAATATCGCGTTAGGGGGAACTGCTACCACTATCGCGGGCTTAACTTCAGTCATATCGACTGGATTTACAGGAGCATTAACAGGAAATGCTTCAACGTCAACGACAGCAACAAATATCGCCGCTGGAACTGCAAATGCAATTCATTACCAGACAGGATCTGGAGCAACATCATTTATTACCGTTCCAACAGTAGCTAGTACCTATCTTGAGTGGAACGGTAGCGCCTTTGTATGGGCGGCGGCCGGAGGTGGATTCACCAACCCGTTAACCACTACTGGCGATATGATTTATTCGTCTAGCGGAACTACTCCGACACGCTTAGGCATTGGATCAACAGGACAAGTATTAACAGTTGTAGCAGGAATACCGGCATGGTCAAACGATGTATATGCACCTGCTGCGGTTACGATCACTGGTGGAACTATCAATGGCACTTCTGTTGGCGCTACTACGCCAAGCACTGGCGCATTCACAACGCTGACAAGCACTTCTGACGCGACTATGCACGGATTAACTGTAGGAACTGGGGCGGGCGCGATAGCAACTAACGTAGCAGTAGGGCAGTCGGCATTGGCGGCAAACACCACGGCGACATCAAATACCGCAATCGGGTCAAATGCATTAAAAACAGTGACTACTGGGTATTCTAATGTGGCTATCGGCGCTAATGCGATGTCTGCTGCTGGTGTTGGGTCTAATCAAACGGTTGCGATTGGGACGGGCGCGCTACAAAGTGGTACGGGTAGCGGCACTGTGGCTATCGGGGTACTCGCAGCGCAAAATGCTTCGGGTAGTAATGTTACCGCTATTGGGTATGGCGCAGGGGGTAATTTAACATCGGGGGGTCAAAATACCGTGGTTGGCGCTAGCGCGGGGGCAGGATCATCTGGTAGCTATAATTCATCTTTTGGGTATAGTGCGCTACCTCAATCATCTAGTGCAATTGCGTATAATTCTGTCTTTGGCGCGAACTCTTTAACCTTAAGCCAAGCTGCAAATAATTCAGCTTTCGGGTATAACACATTAGCGTCGAACAGTTCGGGAGCTAATAACGTGGTGATTGGATATCAAGCAGGATATACCGCAACACCTGCGAACGCCAATACAACAGGGTCTAATAATACTTGGGTCGGATACAACACAGGGCCGGGAACTACGACCCAGTTGTCCAACGCCACGGCACTTGGTAATGGCGCATTAAATACCGCGAGTAACCAAATTGTTTTGGGCAATACTTCGGTCACATCGACGATTATTAACGGATCTATCGGTTTATCTGCGCCATTGGATACGACTACCGCGACACCGACTATCGCATCTGCAACAACAATTTCACCTGTTAATGCCGTAGTTTTTATTTCCGGAACAGCGCCGATAACAACAATTACCGCACCTACGACGAACATAAATTCAGCACAGATAACACTTATCCCGACTGGTATTTTTACTACAACAATTACCGGAAATATTGCGTTGGCATCTACCGCAGTTGTTAGCAAAGCTCTAGTTATGACGTACAGCGTGAATACCGCAAAATGGTATCCGTCTTATTAATTCAAGGTAAAAAATGGCAAAT